TTGGCCCGATCTGACGCTAAAATTTCCTCGACTTGTACGAGTGTATTATCGATACTATAGAGCGCCGACAAAGATTCAGTATCGATTGTGGCTAAATCATCAATAGAAATGATTTGATCTTTTGCAAGTTCTGTCATAATTTCAAATTCGGATAATTGATCCGCTGCTACGAGTTCTGCTATCTTCATTTTTGAGACTACGGTGTCGTAATCCTGCATGTAATCCGCAAAATTCCCGTTAAAAGCGTCTGAGCTGCTAATAAAATCAGAAGCGGCACCAGCAAGGTTCCCTTGTGCTGTGGCGTCTCCAGCCATGGCCAAATCATATGTGTCATAAAATTTGTCTTTAGCCTGGTTATAAGTGTCTTCTGGCGTTATGCCTGCGCCACTCAGATCATTGAGCCAATCTGTAATAGATTCAGAAAAAGATTCCCATTGTGACTGATTGTCTTTTATTTGCTGAATCGAACTTGAGTATAGTTCCGTCCCTTTTGAGAGAATCGAATTATACTGTTCTGCGGTAATCCCTCCACTCGCAAAAAGTTCATTGAGGCTTTCAAATATCGATCCAAAAGAAATCAATGACGTTGTAAAATTCAGACTGCTATTTTCTGTTGATGAAATGGATTCATTCAGAGTATCAATAGCTAAAGTAATGCCGGGGTAATTATCAGCGGACATACCATTCATTGCCAGGATCATCTTCCCGGACGCCAGGTAAGATTCATCCATAGCGGTGTTCCATGAGTTAATGCCGTCAATAATCGTATTTATATTAGATTCGTTAATGGCATCAATAGATTCCTGCATGATTGCGTTAATTTGGATCAGTGCCGTTGCATATTCTTTAGCAGTCAATAACCCTTTACTGTTATATTCTTCTAGAAGAGTATACCGCTCTTTTTCAAGAACTGCTATTTTTTCAAGATCGGTTAAATCAATTGTATCAAATTCAGCTTGAAGGTTATTCACAAATTCGACACTTAACTGCGCTGTCCGAGCTGCAAGCAACGCTGCAGCAGATTCTGCAGCAGTGCTTGTTGTTGTTGTGTCCAGCACGGGCTCTGGTTCAGGTATAGGCTCTGGCTCAGGTATGGGCTCCGGCTCAGGCACGGGCTCTGGTTCAGGTATAGGCTCTGAGATATAAGAATCCTCTAAACCATAGGGGCTAATATATCCCAAGTTGTACACGCCATTCAGATCCTCATACCAATGCCTCATGAGATCAGCACCAGCATTCACGCCAAAGATTGCCGCCTCGTCCATGATATCCATTATCAATTCCATTGCGGACACGCCGAACTGATCTGCGAAATCTTCAATGTCTTGTGCTGTTGTATTGGTGTCTGACAAGTATCCGACTGCGGACACGCTATGGTCATACCCGACTTTAGCGCCATCATATTTATCTGCAAACATCTGTGCGAAGTCTGAAACCGTTGTGTCCAGTATGGGCTCTGGCTCAGGTATGGGCTCTGGCTCAGGTATAGGCTCTGGCTCAGGTATGGGCTCTGAAATATTAGCAATTATATCATCCACATCCTCTGTGCTGAGAAAATCGAGCGAAGTTAAGATTGTTTGGATATCCATCAAGTAATTCTCTACCATATCGGACATGGACGAAATCACGTCTAATTGAGATTCTGCAACGCTTTTGGCATCTTCGATGGCGTTAATCTGTTCGATATTGTCTTGGTACTCCCGATCTATATCGTACAGTTTAGACTCAAGATCTGTCATGCCAATTGTGGCCAGTTCGTCATTTATATTATCCGTAATATCAGAAAGCATTTTATCGAGCTGTGCGTTATAAAGCATAGAGATTTTAACAAGGTCTTCTTGGTTGGCACCCAACTCAATAGCGGACACGATATTTTCCTTAAATGCCTCTCCCAGATCATGGATATTTTTTTCATAACTCTTTATACCGATGGTGAGCAATTCATAGTCAACGCCTGACATCATGCTTGTTATCGCTTCAACCTGTGCCGCATACATCGTTGCCTCATCCGCAACATCCCTAAAGATATCGGACACCGAAACATCAATGCTTTGAGCAAATGCAATAATTTCATCTTCGGTTGCGGTCAATAAATAATTTACGACCTCCGCGCTATGCTCCACGCTGGTATTGACTCCGTATTTGTCGAAAAAGTTTTGGGAGAAAAGTTCATCTTCTGTGAGTTGTCCAGATGCTATTAATAGGTTATCTATGCCTGTGGTTATTGCCTCAACATTTACAGTCGTCAAGGCGTTTACAGCATCAACCGCTGTGGATACACTCGCCTCCATACCGTCCCAATCAAATTCATCCATAGCACTTGTGACCGAATCAACAAGCATTTCTATGTCCAAAACTCCATCAGTCATCGAATCGGTGACGGCTTCACCGACTTGTGCGTTGAGCCCGGACACATATTCGGTCATGATATTTTCAGATGCAACGCCCGCAATCGTTTGTGCCAGGGATGCGTTGATAGTTTCGGTCATAGCATCGGATAAGCTTGTGCCGTTGGCTGCTGAATTGATTATGCCTGATTGAATTGTATTTGCTGATAAACCGGTGATTGCAGACCCGATTTCTTGCGTCAAGGCAATCTGGAGTTCCGTTAAATCTTCTTGGGTGGCACCGGCTGCCTCCATGGCGGTTATATATGCGTCGTAATTATCTGTTATGGCTTCCAGGGTGGTTATGGTGTTTGATGATGCCATCGACTCTATGGATGTTGTAGCTAATTCGAGCATGCTTGATATTACAGTAAGATTTTCGTATGCCTGTGATAGACTGGTTCCAGATGTTAATTGTTCATTAATTCGGCTTTCAAAATCATCAAGAGCCCCGGCCACAATTTCAAAATTTGCAAACGCATCCATCAAACTCCCACCACTTGTGTTTTGCAAACTTTTGAAGAAATCCATATTAAACGTGTCTGAGCTAAGACCAATAGCATCTAAAAGTGGGTCGTGAAGGTCTGAAAAAATACCATCAGTTATCGCTGAAAGCATCCCCTCAAAATCTCCTTCAAAATCTTCAAAATCTTCCACAGCTTTGAACTCGTTATTTTGCAAAACACTTTTGAGATCCATGGACATGGACTCATCCAGTGCGCTAAAATACTGATCAAAATATGTGAGCGTAGCCTCTGCTATCGCGCGATCCTCATCTCGACCACTAATATCGTCCGGGTCAACCTGGAAGTTGAACAAATTACTTCCATCAAACCCCCCTTGACCTCCTGATTTTACTGTCAAATCGGGGTCTGGGTCGTCACCACCAAAAAGGCCCCCAACTAAACCCCCCAATACAGACCCTATGGCAGTACCAATCCCAGGAAGTAATGCTGTCCCTATAGCCCCGCCTAATCCAGATGTAACCCCCGTATATTCATTTTGGGGTAGCCCTAAAGCGCCGCCAAGCATCGAATACCCAAAGCTTCCCATTGCCCCACCAGCAAGCGCTGTTCCGAAAGACGTCCCTCCGAAACCTTGTGCAGCAGCAGTGCCTGTTGTGCTCCCAGGAGTGACTAACCCTGCGGATGCGCCTGCACCGGTCATAGATGCGCTGGCAGTTCCTGGAATAGTAAACCCCAACCAACTCATGCCAGGAATATTTGATTGCGCCCATCCCAGGGCATTTGACCCGGGCATTGTAAAACTCGAACTACCAGATGTCCCGGCCATAGAAGACATGGAAACGCCATTCCACGAAAGCCCCATAGCTGACCCAATATCCATGGCAATAGGAACCACAATGTTTGTGGCAATGGCTTCTGCTGCCATTTCAATTAGGGCATCTTTCATAATGTCCGTCATCGATTCCCAGGCGTTATCCCAGTCCCTCAACATATCGGCGGTATTTTCTTGAATAGTGTCTGAGAAATCATCGTAGGCTTCTTTTCTTAACTCATTTTGTTCTTCGAGTGCTTCTTTTTCTGCTTCGATGCGGTCTTTATATGCGTCCGTTTCGGCATCAGCTTTTTTATCCAGGTCTTTAAAAAAGTCATCAAGATCTTTTTTTATTAACTTATCTTTTCTCGCGGCTTCTTTATCGGTCAAAACTTTGAGTTGTGCGTCATACCATTCTTGTACTTTTAACTCAGCTTCACCGTTCACTTTAAGTGCTTCTAAGTGCTCATCAAGTTTTGATTTCTGATATTCGAATGAGGACGTAGTTGCTTTTAAATAGTCGTCTTCGAATTTTTCGTGAATCCTAAGCTTTTCTTCGGTTGATTTGCTGGCAGTCCCATAATATTCTTTATCAAGTTTTGCCTTGTCCTTGAGATAAACAGCGTGAAAAACTTTTTGGTTGCCGTAAGATTCTATGGATGCGGCTTCGACATCTTTGAGCGCTTGGAGTTGAAAATCATAAAATTCCTTTGACGGTGCACCTTTTGACCATGCTTCCCCGAGTGCTTTCATTTTTGCTGCGGTCTCTTCGGCTGCGAGTTTCAATTTTGCAATGTCTGAAAGTTGGGTCTTTGTTCTGCTGTGATCGTTCGGCATCCAACTATCAATATATTCTATAGCCTTGACCCAACTATCAACATACTCATCGATAAAACGGTTTGCGCCAGTTGGATTAAATCCCAACTTAATCTCAATGTCATGGATTGTGTTGTTTGAATCCTCAATCTTTTTTTCTAATTTTTCTATATAATTTTCATATATTTCAATAGAATGATTGAGTTGCCTTGCGTCTATAGGCGATAGCATTACTTTTTTCTTTGCGAGCTCGCTATCCAACCCCTTCTTAGCTTCTATTATATTTTTGAATGCTACTTGAATGTCGTTCTCTGCTATCGTGATAGCTTCAACCATTTTTTCATATGGGGAAACTATTTTTTCTATCTGCTCTTTTGGAGGAACAACGTCAAACATTGCATCGGTGTTAAAGGTGATCGTGTTTCTACCAAATATTGCCATTTTTGCCATTTTTACAGAAGTTATCATAAACTTAAGCATGACTTCTATCACACCACCGATGGCCTGCCCAAGCGCCATGAACTCATCTTTATTGTCTATGATAAAATCGGTTGTGTCGCTTATTAATTTTTGTAATTTGTCACCATACAACTCATACAATTCTAAAGCCAGATCGCTAACAGTGCTTTTTAATATGTCAAGATCCACAGCCAGTGTGTCCCGCATCATATCGGCAAGACTCTTTGTGGCACCTTCGTTATTTTCAAGTTCGTGTGTCAGTTCTTTATATTTGTCGATATTATTCATCATGATAACAGCGCCAGTGGACGCGATCAAACCATATTCTTCAACCACTTCGTTGACAGAAAACTGCCGCTTTTTCATTTCGGTTAAAACGTCAATTAACGATGAGTTGACATCCATACCCATTGATTTTGCGGCTTTGCCTGTCCGAATTAATGCCTGCCTTAAACTTGTTCCTGCCTGCTCCGCCTTAATGCCTGAGTTTGCTAAAATTCCCAATAAACCTGCAGTCTTTTCAATTGAATAACCCATATTCGCAGCAACAGGGGCAACATATTTTAGGGATTCACCCAGCATCTCAACGGTGGTATTTGCCCGGATGGTGGTATTTATCAGCGCGTCGTTAAACCGCCCTATCTCTGATGTGGCCATACCAAAAGCTGTGAGCGAATCAGTTACAATGTCCGCTGCCATACCTAATTCCATCTGTGCCGCCGTGGCCAGGTCGAGCAAGCCCGGCAACGCCCTGATTTGATCATTAACACTCATTCCGGTCATAGCCATAAATTTGAGGGCTTCACCACTTTGTTGCGCGGACCATTCGGTTGTTGCTCCTGATTTTCTGGCTGCTTCGGTGAGTTTGTTTAGGTTGTCGGTGAGTTCTTCAACCGTTTTTGCCGATCCGCTGGAAATAGCCTGGACGGTTTTCATGGTGGTTTCAAAAGCCATACCCTGTTCTATTACAGACTTTGCAATCATAAGGCTGGCAGTGGCCACAACCGCACCGAACGCCAGGGCTGCTTCTCCTGCTTTTACAAAACCCGCAGAAGCGGCTTCGTTGGCACGTCTTGACTCGGCCTCCAACTCTCTTGTTCTTGCCATCCGGTCTTTGTGTGCCCGTTCGGCATCTCTTTCTGTGGCTTTTAGTGCGCGTTTTGTTTCGGCTTCAAGCTTTTCGGCCTGTTTTATTTGCTCCTGGTAATAAGTATTATTAATCCGCTCAAGCTTAGCCTTGGCCTGTATCTCTGCTCGGGTAATGTCTTCGGCGGTGGAAAGGGCACTGTTTTTGATAAGTTCGTAGGAGTTGACGACATTGGCACGCATTTTGTCAATATCTTTAGTGGACCTGGTGCCCATTGTCCGCCATGCTTTCTCAATATCAATGGATACCGATTTGCTATCGCCTAAAGCTCTTTCAAGCCCCGCATCATACTTTGACCGGTCAAGGTCGATCTCAGCAAACATTGTGCCTATTTTTGTTCCACCAGCCATGGATTATACCCCTCTCAAAATAAGATTTGCTCTTTTCTTGCTGCGGTTTATGGCTTTCCGGAAAAAACCTTGATACTTATTTCCGTTGGTGCCGTATTCAATTATTTTTCCGTAATATGCTTTTGTTGTGCCGCATATAACCCAGACATTTCTTGATGACATTTCGGACGATGTATTGCCATCAATATCTTCCCAGCTTTTTGTAATTCTGACTGACCGTTGCAACGCTCCTGCATCCCTGGCTGTCCAGTATGCCTGCTTAAATTCTCTTCGCTTTCCCTTTTTGCCGGTTTTATATGTTCTTTTATACATTGGACGGCTTAGAGTACCCACAGGTGTGCTTTTCTTGACTTCGGCTGCCATAGCCTCGCCTACTTCCGTCAGTCGCTTTAAAGCATTACCCATGATATCATGCTCGGCAAGTTTTGGATTCCAGTGTATATTTTTACTCATGGCACATCTCTTTCGAGAAGAACAAATCTTTTAAAAATAGGCGCAAGCTTTTCGAGTTCTGCCTGTTTAGGACGTATCCCCACGTTTATCGAAACGACAGAATTACAACTCATGTGCAGGGTTAATTTAAAACAATCTTCAGGTTCTAAACCAAAAACCCTAACTATTTCTGAGCACACTTCGTGCTTGCCCATTACCGCGTGCTCTGTGTCTGATTTACTGATGTTTTTACTCATCTTTTTTCCTCATTTGCTCCGAAATTATAACCCGCGCACAATGCGTCACTCGTTCAAAAACTGCCATGGGGTCTTTCACTTTCAGTCGGTCAATCATTTCCCATACCGGTATGTGGTTGATATCAATTGGTCCGCCGAATCCCATAATGTATTGCTGCCTGGTGATCATGTAAATTTTTAAAGACTCTTCATTCCCTGGGAGAACAACCACCCGGCAAGTATCACAAGGTGGTTCCTCCTGGGGTGTTCTGGCTCCGTACATGGCCCGACACCCCTTACATTCAGGGGCGTATTCCATTTGCCATTGTACGGATTTTACAAATTTTCGGACAGATCCTCGGCACGTTTAACTGTGTCTTCGCTCATTGTTTTCAGGCACTTACTGATAAACCGGTCAAACATGGGCACCTTCATCATTTTTGTTTTGGTTTCGATGGTACATTCGATGGGTTTCTTTTTTCCATCAAAGAAATTTTCCCAACCTACAATCGCATGATCCCATAGCGCAGCCTGGTATTCCTTGCGCTCTTTCGGCGTTTGATCTTTTGACCATTGTACTCTTTCCATTGCCCTGCTCTTGTCGTTACGAACAAACTTTGATTCCTTTTTGCGCTTCTCAAAATATGACTCGATAAAAGTGTCAATTGGTTTGAGACAAACCCGCCCGGCATTAGGCTCCGGTTCGTCGTAATCAACAGTTCCGTCATCATTTACTTTTGATGTGAAAAAAGAAAACCATGCTCCGTCTTCTGCGCCAAAATCAAATACCGTACCCTCAATTTTTTTATTCATCGTTCTTCCTCCCGAAAATATTATTATTGTTGGGGGCCACTATGACCCCCGGGTCAAAATAATGTTAAATTATGCTACTAAACCGGAACCAGAACCATCTCAGATCCTGACACTTTAGCAGAAAATGAAACCTTACCAAGGCCGTTCTTGTCCATCGTAATGGCGTTTGCTTTGGTTACCAGGAGTTCCCCGGTGGAACCAATTGTCCAATAACTGGTATTGTCAATGTAAAGCCGGAGGGAACCGGATGTCAGGACGGAAGCATTCACACAAGCAGAATTCAAAATGTTTTGCCCTGTGCTGTCTGCTGGATCGTAGTTCCCGTCAAAGGATAGGCTTCCCCCATCCATAAAACCAAACACGTAGGATTTGATGGTGTCACCGAATGCTGTGTCCTCGATTGTTTCCCGAGTAACCCCGTCCATGGACCAAGTGCCCATTCCCGCGATGGTATAAGTGCCCATCGTCACCTTTGCCGCAAAACCTGATTTAGAGGCCATTTGCTTTTTCCTTGTTTTGGGCTTTCGTCATCGCCCTGAATAAATTATACGTCCCCTCCGTGACCTCCATAGTGCTGAGATGGCCACATTTAATGGACGTGTCCACGTGAATCTTTGTTCCCATTTTCCGCAATTCAGAACAAAATCCAAAATCCTCGCCCACTGGCCTCCCGTCCGTTGTGAGTCTGAATTTGAACCATGGCCCTGGCATATCCCGGAAAACTTTCATATCAAACATCAGGCACCCTGTACCGGTGGCGTCTACCTCCACGAGATCGCCATCTTTGTAATCATAATCTATATTTTCATCCTCAAAGGACACCATTCTTTCATATTCGCTCAGCTTCCCCTTATAGAGAAGCGGGTCAAATGGCGGGTATCTCCGGTGAACCAGACACCCTACTACCGGCAGTTTATGTGCAAGTAATTTTGGGATGGTGTCAACTGGATATGTCTGATCCAAATCCATCATAATCAGGTTGCTGGCGCCCATCATCAGTGCCTGTTCCACAATGTGGTTTCTCAGCCCATCCACCGGACCGTTTACCGCCGGAATCAAAGTATAGTCCGGCCTTTCCATCTGGAGCATGGTTAATACCGTAGGAAACGGAACCATGGGGAATGAACAGGGCAGCCCAATTGCTAAGTGAAAATTACTTGGTTTAATCATTTTATACTTCCCTCCCAGGTGTAATAAATTCATGATCAATGATAGAGAAATGTTTTCCAAGAGCCCTTGTCTGGAAAAAATAATCCTCTTTTTCTGGTTCTATTTCTTTCGATTCTGGGTTGTACGCATAATAATTGCCTGTAGCATGAGCATCACAACATAAAATCATAGCTTTTTTGCAACCAAAAAACTTAGCTATCCACAGGGCTACCCCCAGTGAACACTCATTGCTTTCCATCCCCAGTTCCAGGACATCAAAAATAACTCTGTCTTCGTAATTAGGGAAGCAGTAATTTGATGCCCGTTCGTACAAGAGTAAAGTTGCTTTTTTCGGTTTCACCATTCCTGGGCACTCATTGCACTTTATGCCTGCAAACTTACATGGGTCACTATACCACCCCGGGACTGGTTTGTCCCTCCATTCAGGTCCCCGAAGTTCCCCGCCGTCTTTTTGCATGGAATAGACATCGTTTTTTATTTTAAGACTTTCAACCGGAACAATAGCTTGGTTGAGAGTTATGACCGGACCTTCCCCAATATGTGTTTCCTCAATGCTTTGAAGAGATGGTCCTTTACCAACTATCCAAGCCGTTTGCTCTTTGTGTGCACCTTTTAATTCCGACATTCTTTTACTTATTCCAAGGGCCATTATGCTTTCCTCCCGGTATAAGCAACCTGCCATAAAACAGGATCAACAAAATATTCATGGTCAATGGGTAATTTATTCAGTCCGACAAAACCCACTCTGGCCATTATTTCTTTTAAAAGAGCTCCGCTATAGCAATATTTATGGTGTGATTTTTGACAGTATGAATAAATTATTTCGTCATTCAGCTTAATGAGTGCCTGGCTTGTAGGATTTTTCAGATATTTCTTGATGCAATAATCAAAATCAGGGACAGTTATGGTGATTTTTCCACCGGGTATTAAAAGGCTTTTCCAGTATCTCAGAGCCTTTTTGCCATCTTTCAGTGTCATGTGCTCCAGCATGTGCCCGCAGTAAATCTCTGATATTGTCCCTGGGTCATATGGCAGACTCATTGCGTCACATACCATATCCGGCTTTACATTCTCAAACTGATCGATATTGATGAAATTTTTCAACCCGCATGCACCGCACCCCAGGTTCAACCTGATATCTGATTCGACTTGAACATGTTCTTGCCGTTGCCAGAATCCATCTCCCCATTTTTCGGCAAGATGAGTATTGCATTTGTTGCAGGTGTCTTTATAATCCAGAGTTCCGGCCGCCTGCATGTCCTCAAAAGTTTGAGAACCATAATGGTGAATGTAAACGTCCTTAGCTATCCCCACCCTGTGGCCCGCTTTCCTGGCTTTGAAGCAAAAGTCAATTTCTTCGCCGGAACATGGCCACATTGACTCGTCAAACTCTCCGATTTCATTATAAAGAGCCCGGGGAAACATCATGCAGAACCCTATCACGAAATTAACTTCTTGTGTAGCGCCCTGGTGCGACCCAGACCATTCTTTTGCGGCATAGTTTAACCCGGCATTGTCATCGTATGTGGTGGTGATCGCTTTTTGTGCGCCTGCCACATAGTTTGTCATAGGCCCGACAATGGAATATTCGTCAAGGCGTCTCTTAAGCCCATCGGCCCATCCTGGAGTCACAACGGTGTCGTTGTTTAGCAGACAGATTATATCCCCGTGTGATGCCCGGATACCCTGGTTCACTGCTACCGGGAAACCAAGGTTTTCTTTATTTCTGATTGTCAAACATGCCGGGTCCCCGGGTAAAATGCTTACTTGTCCAAATTTTTCGTCGCGCTCTATGGCGGGGAATCCATACGATGTCGTAATTGCCGGATATGACCCGTTATCCACAATGATTAATTCATAATCTTCTGTATTGGCCTTAATTGACTCGATACATTGTTCGGTCATTGAATGTTGATTGTAAATTGGTATAATTATACTTATCATGGGCGTATCATCTCGTATATTGTTCTTATAAAGCACCATGCGACCATCCCACCTATAATTGCTACAGCGAATATTTCTAACCTTGTCATTTTAAGCCTCCCGCTTAATCCTTCTGCATCATAATATTATAATAATCGATATCATGGCAAATCCTCTTCTCTAAAGTCGCCTGGATAACAAAAGTCTATCTCGTACCAGCCTGCCCCCGCATATGCTATGATAACAATTACGGGAAAACTTTTTGGTTCCAATTGACCAGGATCATAAACATCTTTACTTTTTATCTCGGTTTTTCTACGCTCCCAATCGATTTCATTTCTAATCAAATATTTTTCCATAATTTTAAGCCTCCCGCTTAATTCTTCTGCATCATAATATTATAGTCAACGGCATAATGCCATACCCACCCGGTTCCATTGGGATTCTCAAGTTCATCCTGGATCAGCGTTGCCGAATTTCTAAGCATATGGAGCGCTGTGTTCCCGGTGATGGAAAGTTGACACTTATCAAAAACTGCTTTCATTGCTGTGTAGAGATTTTCAACTTCAAGGCTGGAATTATCTGAGGAAAAAATGGAGAACTGAAACAGGCAATCCTCAATATCTTCCTGAAAAGTTCCTTCGTTGTTATCATAAATCATGCTGTAAACAACGTATGGATAGACGGCTCCAGATGGCGCAACGGCCTTGTAAAACCGCCCACCTATAGATGTCCAAAATGCTCCAGACGCGGAGGTGAGGGTATAAATTGCTGTTGATAGGTTTTTCAAGACACCCGCCTCAACTCAATATTCCCGGTAAAAATTTTTGATGCTGCGTTCCCTTTACCATCGGTGTAATGCAATCCATCGGCATTTAATAAGTGCTGCCGATATCTTCCGGTTTCATCGTTGGCCCAAACGACACGGGGAATTTCTTCGCCTGTGTCCTTACTAAAAACAGTATGGGCGATAGCTTCTCTCATTAAGGGCGCATGGCGGATACTTAAAAACATCAGATTACCTCCTTGACCAATATCTCAAGCATTTTATTTTCAGTCCCCGGGTTAATCGGTGGGGATGTAATATTGAAAATCTTGGCTCCGTATTTTACCCTCATTCCCGCGTCAATCCCGGTTCTATATCTGATTCTGATCCGGTGAGTTATGGTGCCTTGTTCTTGCATCCCTTCAATCTGCTGTTTGGCGGACACGGCCCAGATTGCGGCCCATATCGGTGCGGTTGTGGCTGTGCCGGTGATATGATCCACCCAGGTTACGGTTTCGCCTCCCATGCCATCTGAAACGATTTTTTGTTCCTGAATTGAAATAACTTTTTTTAGATCACCGGATTTCATCAATAATTATCCCATAAACGGTAAGGGAACATTAGGTTTTGCACCGTTTCATTAACCTGAAAACTCCCGGTCTCAATTTGCGCTTCCCGGTGTTCGTATAAATCCCCAACGATTAATTTAATGGCTGATTTTAACCCATCTGGCACCGCCACTGCAAGGCCGTATCCACAAACAAACTCAATCACAATGGGGTTGACTGGGTATGGAGTAATGGACGGCCACGAAACCGAGTAGGGGAGGACTACCCGCCCGGGCTCAGAATCTGAGTCAACAAGGTATTGCGTCGTGACCGTCAAAGTGATTTCGTCTCCCGCTGAATCTATTGTTTTTACAGATGTTACGGAGTCAAGGTTTCCAAATGGGATATTGATATAATCATTCCCGGGGAACTGATCCAGATACCCATACCAAGTTTGAGTCACCAGCGCTCGACCCGTGTATTGTTCAACGTAGGATCTGGCCGCAGTTATCAGGCTGGTCAGAAGGGTGTCCTCTGCTGTCTGGTCTGCATCCATGTGGAGGTGGATCTTCGCTTCCGCAGTGGTAATAGGCTCCTCAGATGGCTGGGTTTTTATTTGGAATCTCATATCACCTCAGATAAAGAATTACGTCTGCTTTTTTTACTGCGCCCATATTGGTCACTGCCAGTGCCAAAACGTCATTTGCCACACACCCCATACTTGCAACCACCGTTGTGGTGGCTGCGTTGCTTAGGTCGGTGCCTTGCCCGGCCAGAATATCATAACCATCCTCGTCATTGATAGCCACATCAAAGGCGTTAGTGGGCTGGTCGGC